AGAACTTGGTCATAAACAGGTGTTTCTCACAGTACCGGTGTTTCTCGTAGGCTACCCAGTGTACGACAGGGGGGCTGCAGCCAGATACGTGATGAGACAGTTTCAACATGGTGGATTCGAAGTTCATCTATTGAGTGATTTCGATATATACGTGTCTTGGAACACCTCAAAAAAGAAGAGAGAAACACACAGTGAAGTCGAAGATGACACCGATTTCCCAAATCTCATGAACCTGAAGAAGATAGCCAACCAGTACAGGAGAAACGGTGCGTAGTAAATTTTGATTTTAAAACCCAATTAATCATAAATGGATAATTTGAATATATTAGTCGAGGCGAAGAAGGAGTATCTCGGACAAATGTGTACGATTATGTGTCCACCTATGATCGATGTTTTTAGTGATATGTATGATGAAGCGACCAAACTTTCCAAGGGGAGGAAGGTTTTGATTATGTTTCAGAAATTACTGAAGGAAGTCCCAAACTGGTCGAACGCCATGTCTAAACAGCACACGGATAATATCGCGAATCGATGCGCGTGGTTTAATGATCTCTTGGCTGCCGTTTTCGTCGCGTGTACGAAAATTCTTTCCGCGGTTCGACTCAAGGCGGATAATAAGAAAATTTCTCTCAAACTCCCAACGAACGAGGTTTTCGTTCAAACGTGTTATAACAACATCGCGAAGGATCTCTACCGCGACCCCTACATTTTCCACGAGGAACAGAGTGTTTATAACCGAGATGAAAAATTAACCAGTCGTTTCTGTTTGTGCATCGAGAATTCCGTAAAGGAACTCATCCCCGTTCAGCAGATTTTGCAGACATACATGTCCCAGGAGTCCAGAGATATCGATCTTGACGGTGAAGTTCAGGATAGTGAGGACCCCGATATCTTTGATGAACATAATCCCGAGCCGATGATGGAACCCGAGCCGGAACCCGAGCCAGCTCCTATGATGGAACCCGAACCCGAACTCGAACCGGCTCCTATGATGGAACCCGAGTCCCAGGAGTTCAAAACGATTCCATCCGTCCAGTACGACGAACCAGAGCCAGAGCCAGAGCCAGAACCCCAGCAGCCAGATGATGACGATGTACTTTTCGGGGACGCACCAGAGACTCGTACAAAAAAAGTTGGCTATTATTAAATGGAACTCTCCGACTATCTACGTGACCCAGTATACGCCGCTCTCATAGCGGGTGCTACCACAGCCGGGTACATCCATCTCAAGGCGTATTTAAATAATGAAGGAAAATTGGAATTAAACCAATACGTGAAGCCAGCGGTTCTTGTCGCCATTCTCGTGTATATGATCATACTCAATGGTCTCGGTAAAAAAGAGACTATTTCCAATGAACCTTTCTAAACTTAAAGATTACAGGTATTTAATAAGAAAATGGCGTCCGTATCTGCGTTTAATGATATGATGGGACAATTTCTTGTGGAATTGCACAAGTCCTTTCCAGATGAAAAGAGTGTTAAGAAAATGCTGACGTCGTTTGATCTTATTAGAACGACTTCCCCCAAGCTCATCGTCGATGGTTTCATGACTAGTGTCACTCCCCACGCCGACCGGATTTCTGCGAAGGATGAGGATTTCATTCTCGTTCACTCCCCAGAGATTGAATTTCTCAAGGAGATCGATCTCGTTGGGTTGTGGAGTCGCATGAACGAAGGCACCAAGGCTGCCGTGTGGCAATATCTCCAGACCCTGTACATCCTTGGTACGACTATCCAGTCCGTTCCCGAGGAAACACTCGGCATGATTGAGACACTCGCGAAGGAGTGTGCCGATAAGATGCAGAACGGCGACGGTCAAATTAATCAGGATGCCCTCATGAAGATGATGTCCGGTTTGATGGGTGGTCTACCAAAAAAATAAACCTCGACTATATTAAATGAAAGTTTGGTTCGAGGATCCTACACAACTTGTCAATACTAAAAAAATATTAGACTTCTGGCCTAATAGTAAACAAACACCAGAGGATAGAATTAATGCCGCATCACGGTTTGTTATTTACGCTTCATGTGTATTATTCCTCATTCGTCGTGATCTCCGTATGTTTATTTTGGGTATGACTGTCTTATCGATCATCTTCGTGATGTATAAGATGAACGTCATCAAGGAACCATATGGAGATGTACAGAGCGCACCTACGTGCCAGAAGCCGACGATGGAGAATCCCCTTGGAAACGTTTTGATAACAGATTACACCGATGCCCCGAACAGGTTGCAAGCCTGCTATTATGCATCTGAGAAGACACTCATGGATAAATTCAGTGGTGATCAGGTTTCGTATGATTCGGGACGTTCCCGTACTACACTCCCCAAGCACCAACGTAATGCCTACGAACGACAGTTCGTGACGACTGCCGTGTCGAAGATTCCAGGGGATCAGACGGCGTTCGCGGAATGGTTGTACGGACCCAAGAATAAACCGATGTGTAAGAGTGATGCGAGAACATGCAGTCCCGATATGCGTGGTGCCCAGTTGGAAGCCTTTGGTGGTCTTCACAGAAGCGGGGACAGGCGTTAATGTGGATTAATATTCTCATGTAATAATAAATGGCGTATCAGCTTCAACCTGGTCTTTCTATTGTCGAAAATAAAGGTGCTCTCCCATCAGTGAGGGCGACCGATGAAGTGTTTGTTTACCCTCAGCCCAGTCACCTGAACTATGGATCTCGTCCCAATACAATGTTGTACGGTACCGCCCCCTATATGGCAGGTAAAGGTGCCCCAGCGAGATTTATTGAAACGAGTGATCAGCTCAGACCCCAGTCTACGTCTCGGTTCAATAAGAATATCGTTCAGACCTATGAGCGTAACCTATTCCCTCTCTCCAACATGGAGTGCAAGACCCCTCTTCGCACCATGCGTTATGAGCCATCGAGTACCCGTGCTGAACTCCAAAACGGACTTTTCCAGAAAAGATACGTCAATAAAAATATCGTTAAGAAGTAAGAATGGCTGATCCTATTTCCGTATTAGCTATAGCTGGTCTAATTTATGCTGGGCGGTCACTTAGTACCAAGTCTAGAACTGAGATGTATAGTCCTGGGGTACAGGTAATTGCACCTGGTCCTGGTCCTTCTCCTCCCCCTCAACCGGAATTCAAGGAGAACGATTTCGTGTCCAGGGTAGCCGCCCCCGCGAAAAGAGAGATGGAGAGCTTCGCAGATATTAGTCGTCAGCAGAGAAGTGGTGGTCAAGAAGTTCTCAACATGCGTAACCGCATGTATGATCAAGGGCGTATGAACAACCTATCCCCTATCGAGAAACAATTGGTGGGTCCAGGTCTTGGTGTAGGAGCTGATACCCCAGCTGTGGGTGGTTATCAACAGATGTTCAGGATTAACCCGATTAACGTAGGTGAATACAGGCTCACAACTCTCCCAGGGCGATCTGGTCCCGCCATGGACGTTACAGGTGGACGATCGGCGAAGGTTGGAGAACTCACCCACAATAAACCTGAGACGACAGCCTATCTTCCTTCTCGGTTACCTGTTATGGCTGGTCGTGCCCAGGGAATGACCGGTGTCGTACCCCGTAGTGAACATGAGATGACTAAGCGTACCACCAATCGGTCCGAAACTGGTCTACGTGATGATGGTTTGGGTTTCAGTGGTGCCAAGCGTTTGGTCTCTGCACAGACACTCGCCCAGGACCCGACTCGTTTCAAGGGTGATCGCAACGATGAACACTACGCGTACGTGAACCACCCAACCCCAGGTATCCACAGTTTCCATGGTGCGTACACGAACAGTGCTGCTGCTCAAGTGACTGCGAAGACGAATGAGGAGCTCATGAAGTTTGGGTTCCGCCCAGAGGATCGTCGTGGTAAGGCTAACCGTATGGGTAACGCCGGTCGCATGAATGTTCGTGAGAGTGCCCTTAAGCAGGGTGGGCAGATCACAGCGGTTAGAAGTGATACCTCCCGGATCGATGGTCGCATGAACGCTGCGAATGGTGGTTGGACCCAGCAGTACCAGAACAATACATTCCATCAACTCAATCCTTATAAGGGTAACGAAAACCCCAACTCGAGAACACTTGATGTCGCGACGAGGCAGTTAAAGAACAACCCCTTCTCCCATTCACTTTACAGTTAAATGAAAAGTCATCCGATTGATGAAAAACAGTCATTAAAATAGTATACATCTATTTTAATGAAGGTTCATAACCTCAGCGTAGATAGTAGTCAGCACACCGTCATCGTAGATGAGTTTTCTAACACGTTCTCGAAACCACATAATTATACTGTTCACCTGAAAAATCCAATCTATGATGTCTCCCAAATTAAACTCGTTTCCGCCCGGATCCCCACACCACAACTCCTTACGTGTTTGACGAATAACACATTCAGTGTGAACGGTACAAGCATCACACTAAACGAATCTAATTATTCTAATGGACATGTTTTGGCTGAAGATCTTGAAACTGTTTTGGCGCCTCCATCTTCAAATGTGAGTCTCGTCGTGTACGATGAGGATACGAATTCGATTAGCTTTTCAAACGTGGGAGTATCTAATGCATTCACGTTCGAATTTTTTGATGGAACAAATGGATTCTTACAAACGTCGTCTTCCTTAACGACACCACACCAACTCATTGGGTTTAGTTCTAATAATCAAACGTCAACCAACGGGATACTCAAGTCAGGTGCGATAAATCTTAATGGACCTAACTCTCTCATACTCAAACTCACAACTGGGTCCGATGAATTTACACAATCTGTGTATAGCTCAACACCCTTCTATACAGGGCATATTCTCCTGAACGGTTCCGACTTTATCAACATACATGGTGGTGATGATCCACTTATACATCATTTTCATTCTGGACCCCAAAAAATCATAAAGGATTTGAAAATTGAATTCTTTTACATGAGTCATGGGCGTCTCATTCCATATGATTTTAGAAACCAAGATCACATCCTAAAATTTGAAATCACCTGTTCCACTGATAAGTTAGAGGGTTTACCTAAGGTTCCAATTACCACCGCGGATATTAAGAAGAGTGAGGTTGAAGTAATAAAGAAACCTGAGGCGAAGGTTCTTTATAACCAGGAAGTATACATCTACATCGGTCTTATCATTTTCTTTGGGGGTATGTTAATCCTCCTCACAAACCGTAAGCCCTTACCGCCACCACCCTCGGTTTAACGAGAGATCGCGTACACGGGCTGAGCGGGCTTAGAGACGCGGGTCGACACAGTCGAGATCGACATGTAGACCGCGATCGAGAGGAGAGTGGTGAGCACCGCGGTGAGCGCGTACTGTGCACCACCGTTCTTGGGCACCTTGATCACCTGGTTGATGATGAAGCGAACGACATCCATCCAGGACATAGCCGCCGCAAACGAGAAACCAGCGACGATCGCGTTCAACGATTGGGTTTCGAGTTCCTGGGTAACGAGAGTGACAGTCTTAATAGCATCCTTCATTGTGAGTAATATATTATACCCTACGAAAATTATTTATTCTGGTAATAGTTCCTCCTTGTCTAATTTTTTGTATTTCGTTTTGACCTTTTTTAGGAGTTGATCATCTCCTGATATTTCAGCACACGAACTACTGTTGCTATCTGAATCATCATCCTCATATACATGCAGTTTTACTCCAGAGTCTGAAAAGTTCCAACCATCAGGCTCCCATGTGAACATTACTATTAATAGTATTTTTTAACATCTCTTCTGTCGGATTTTGGGGCACCCAATCATCCCATTGATCGTACGCCTCGTTTATCGAGATAAACTTGGGGTCTTCCCCTGAATAGCGAACAAATTCGGGGCATTCCTCTTCGGATACGATATCCATATCTTCGTCTGAGTCTTCATCGTCTTCATAAATCTCCGGGAACATGGTTCCAATCGAGAGACCGACTGTGTGCATAGCGCAATATTTCATCGCATACTCTACATCCTCTGGTAGAAGAACGTCTCTCCCACAGGCTTTAGAATATTCAGCTGCGAGAATAGTCGCTCGTTCCATAACCGGTGTTAGGATGTTCGTCATCGTTTCGATGTATTGTTCCATCATTGTATCCATGGTTGATGATTTCTCCCATGAAAACGAAGACTTAGGTGAAGTATATGAGTAAAATTGTAACAAATAAAACGGAAGACTATAATAGAATGAATCTTCAGTTGAAGAAGTTCAAGCCCGAGACGATAGCGGATGATCGAGTATGTGTATTCATTGGGAAGCGTAATACTGGTAAATCAACTCTGGTGAAAGATATCATGTTCCACAAGAGACATCTCCCAGCTGGAATCGTGTTGTCTGGTACAGAAGAAGGGAATCACTTTTATTCGGATTTTATCCCGGACCTCTTCATTTACGGTGACTACGATAGAGAAGCTATAGAGAGGGTGATGTCCCGACAACGAAAATTGGTAGGTGATGGTCGGGATAACTGTGGCGCCTTTATGCTTTTAGATGATTGTATGTACGATTCAAAGTTTCTGAAGGACACATGTATTCGACAATGTTTCATGAACGGTCGACACTGGAAGATTTTCTTCATGTTGACGATGCAGTATGTGATGGACCTCCCTCCGGCACTTCGAGCGAATGTTGATTATGTGTTTATCCTCAGGGAAAATATCATTCAGAATAGAGAAAAGTTGTACAAGTCATTCTTTGGTATCTTCCCATCCTTCGATATGTTCTGTAAAGTGATGGATGCATGTACAGAAAATTACGAGTGTCTTGTGTTAGACAACACCGTGAAGTCTAACAAGATCCAGGATTGTGTCTTCTGGTACAAAGCGACTGTTCGAAAGAATTTCAGGGTCGGGAGTCCACAACTGTGGCAGATGCATAAAAAAATGTACAACCCCAAACATCTCACACAGACAGACGAAGATGCGAAGAAGGCGACAAAGAAAACCAAACTCACGATCACGAAAAAAAAGTAAACTGCGTCACTTAACACTTCAAGAAAACATACGAATATACTAAATGGCTACTGACCAAGTAAACACCATGAATTTATTTGACGACGGTGATGGAATGGTTCCTCTACAAGATAAACCATCGACAGCGTTTAAAACAAATGAAAAAAATGTGAGTAAAGATAAAGACGAGATGGATTCTACACCTATAAATGATATCATGATGGAGCAGCCCCCTATGATGGACGACCCCAGGGTACAACCCCAAATGGCTCAGCCTCAGGCTCAGCAAGGTGTGTACCCCGCTGCCGCTCCCCCCCAACAGACTGATTCCACCCCCGAAAGCAAAAACCCCCTCAACCTCACGGATGATCAGCTCACAGCGCTCATCGTAGCTGTGGGTGCCGCGGTCGCTGTTAGCAAACCTGTTCAGGATCGTCTCGCGACCTCTATCCCCAAGTTCCTTAACGAACAAGGGGGTAGAAGTGTTGTCGGTCTCGCGACCACCGGTGTGGTGGCTGCGATCATTTTCTACATCACTAAGACATATATTATCAAGGTTTAAGCGTTTGGCTGCATCATGTTGTTGTAGATGGAGTTATCTATACCAGAGGAATAAATGACTACGGCACCGAGAACGAAAGCACCGGCGAGAATAGCCGCCAACTCAAGACGCTTCTTTCGATCGCTCCTATGAAAATTCTTGACGGTATCCTTCGACCGCTTCCACCATTCGTTCACAGCGAACACGATGATGAGCGCGAGGAGGGTAGCCATAGCAAAGAAGGATCGATCAACTGCGAGCTCAGGTTGTTCACCCACGATATAACGAGCAGCGTTGGGGATAACAACGGTCAGGAATACCAGATTCACGTAATAGTTATCGACGTGAACTGGAACCTGGGTGATTCCAAAGAACACTAGCCAGTAAAAGAGCGCCAGCAACATCTGTGTAATAGGGGTTTGCATTTATAGTATCTCGAGATTATTATTTATCCTGAATATGCTGACCACAAAATTTAGTTCTCTCAGGCATCCTCTTATAAATCCCAATGGATTCACAAATACCCCTCAATTCTACGAAATTTTTCCAAAAATTCTTAGAATGTGAAAACTCTGTGACTGTACTGTGTGCGAGTTCATGAATGAGGACGTGGAAAATCTTGTTCGAATCACCATCGAGACATATAGTTATGTCTGCACCCTTGTTGACGTTGTATCCGACAGTCCCATTCATTCGCTTCAGACCTGTTATGGGAATGGGGTGGATGAGCATTTTGAATTTTTCATTTTCTGTCGTTTTTAGGTGATCACGGAGAATCTGGTACTTCTCCTTTACATCGACGAGTTCCTGGGGTTGCCGTGTCGTGAAGAGAATAACTAAATTAATCAAAAGTAATATACTGAAAAGATTCATCTATCATATACAAAGATAAATTTGCTATACAACTCTGAGATTGGATTTCCACACAGTCCCTCCCAAAGTTGTAATCTAAATCCAAGATGTTCTAAATGCGTCACAAGCTGATCTTTATACGCCACAGGTTCGGATTTAGGTCCATCTGCGTAATAAGGGGTATCCGTCAGGTGTACAAACAACTTTTCACCAAAATCCCCATTCCCATGTTCCTTCAGTTTGAAAAAGTTTCCCATATCATCGATGAGTGGTGTTTTAAATATAATCTTTTCTGAATCCGGGATGATACCCACAAGATAACTCCCGTGTTTTACACGCTTCTTAATTTCCCTGAGAGAACTCATAAAAAAGTCCCTCGATGCGAATATATAGTGAAGTGAAAAGTTAAAACACACAACATCAAACTTCCGGTGAGGGCACTGATGGATATCACCCTCATAGAAATTGACTCGTATGCGCATATTCTTCGCACGTGAACGAGCTTCTTCGAGTGCAGATGGTTCAGGGTCGCACATATTGATGTTCACTCCACAGTTGTGCCATTTTTGGAGATCTCCACCAAAACCACACCCAACATCGAGGATGTGCTGTCCCTCTCGAGCCACCGACCGAATCAAAACCCTCTTCGCCTCGTTATGATTCTTACGAATCTCCTCCATGATGATACATGTTTACATCTTTTTAATGTGGTTACTTAGGTTAAAGTTTATCAATGTATATCTTCCAATGGAATATATCATTGGGGATTGTTTAGAAAAACTCGATCTCGTAAAGGACGGGTCAATCGCCATGATTTATCTCGACCCACCGTTCGATAGTGGTCGTGATTATACGATGTCACACGAGAACTCCACAGGGTTTTCAGATACCTGGAAGGGTGGTGATTATAAAGACTTTATAGAGCGGGTAATAGATAAATGTATCCCAAAATTGAAGAAAGATGGGTCCCTCTTTTTCCACATCTCAGCTGAAAAAATGTTTACACCTGAACAGATCCTAAGGGAAAAGTTTAAATATGTTCAACCAATTTTTTGGAAGAAATGTCGATCAAAGAATAACGTGAAACATAAACTCGGTGCGACGATCGACATCATTTTTAGATGCA